CGATCTGATAGAGATCGGGAACAGGCCCTTGATCTTGGCTACGATTCCACGCAAGGTTGTCAAGGCATTCTGAATTGGTTGAGTGATTGCATTCTTGATGCTGTTCCATGTTGATGCCACAGAATTCCTCAAGCCATTAAACTTGGACGTAACGGAAGACTTTATATTATCAACCTTATTGGCTATACCAGTTTTTATGCTTTCCCACGTGGTAGCAGCGGATGCTTTCAGTTCGTTGAACTTATTATTCACACCTTCTTTTAGTGCGGTAAACTTGCCCACTACAGCATCTCTCATCGCTGCGAACGTTGCGATAAAGTCCGTTTTAAATTGTTTCGCACCAGCCTTGAGCTGATCCCAATGCTGATACAGTGCTATCCCGGCAGCAACTAAAGCACCGATCACTGCAATCGCAATCAGAATTGGAGCCGAGATCACACCCAACACACCGACAAAAGCACCAATCGCCGATACGATTCCACCAAGCACTATAAGGAGCGGTCCGAGGACAGCCAGTAATGCTGTGATCGCCAGCGCAAATTCTGCGATCTTCGGATGCTGTTCAAAGAACCCGATCAGTTCCTGGAGTTTCGGCAAAACATTCTCCTGCAGGAATCCCACGAACTTAGCCAGCGCCGGCAGCAGGATCGCGCCGATCTTCTCGCCCATGTCTCCAAGCTCGTTCTTCGCCTGCTGGATCTTGCCGGCGTCAGTCTTGGCAAATTCCTCGTTCATGTTGCCGACATTATCAGTGACCACCTGAGCAAGCATGGCAGCCTTTTCTTCTTCCGTGCCGTACTTCAGCACTTCTTCCTGTGCTTTCGTAAACGAAATACCTGCCTTTTTCAGCGCACCAGTCTGCCCCATCATCGCCTTGCCGAACAGGTTAGCCAAACTGGTAGCGTCTTCCTGCGTGCCGTTCAGGCCCTTCTGCTGCACCAACAGGTTATTCATTGCCGGCAATAATGTATTGACCGTCTCCGGCATGGAAGCATAAGTCGCTAACTGCTGAGCACCCGCTAGCTGGACTTCGTCTCCGACAACGCCAAGTTTCTGCTGAGCCGCTGCAAGTTTAATTGTGCTCTGTGCTTCCTTCTTGTCCACGCCCATTCTGGTTTTATAGATCTCGATCAGTTTCTGTTCAGCCTGGGCCTGTCTCTCTGACATGTCGATCAGCTTCTTACCGGCATAGATTCCTGCAGCACCATACACGGATACAGTGCTGGTAATTGTTTTTCCGAGAGTGGTCAGCTTGCTGCCGGCCTGCTTGAACTGATTGCTGAGTGCCGTCAGACGAACATTCCCGATCGATCTGAGCTGCGCTTTGAACGTCTTTAGCTTGGATTCTGTCTCAATGATCTCCCGCTGGAGCTTCCGGTATTCCGCTGAGTTTTTATCGACTCCGGAAGCGTCCATATTCTTTTGCTGGTTCTTCAGGATCTTCAGCTTATCCGATGTCTGGTCAATCTTCTGCTTTAGCAACTCCTGCTTCTGGCGCCACAGTTCGACCGATGTCGGATTGAACTTCAGAGCCTTATTTACCTTCCGGAGCTCCTTGTCGATATTTTTAGCACTTTTATCTACGTCTCTGAGTGCACGCTGCAGTTTCGTGGTATCGCCCTGGAATTCTATAGTGATCCCTTTGATATCTCCTGCCATGCTTCACACTCCTTTTCTTACGAAAATTATCCAAAAAACATATTGATGTCGGCCTGTTTGGCCTTCCGCTTCTTGCCGCGTTTCTCTTCGCGTTTCGCGGCCTTTTCTGCGGTCTTCATGCGCTCGTTATAGGCGATGCAGAAATCCACCACCTGTCCGATCTGCATTTGTTTCACGTCTGTAAATGTCAGTCCTCGCTCGAGTCCTGCGAGGATGACTGTGTCGAGGTCAATATTGGCTGAATCTTTTCTTTCAGACTCGTCAGCCTCTTCAAGTTTTTTGAGCTTACCACTCCCTTAAAGATCATGGAGAAAACAGTCGGCCCGATCACGTCAACCGGGAATTCTTCGAACTGCCGTACCCACATGGTCGGTTCTGGAATGGAACTGTCTGCACACTTAGCCAGTGCCCAGGTAATATTAATAAAATCTGCAAATTCAAGACCGCTGAGATGGATGTACGCATTCATCAACTCGTCTCCATCCATCATTTCTGCAACATCTCCAAGACTGAGATCATCGGTCTTGCCGTTTTTCAGAAATCCGCCGAGGATGTCCAACAGGCCAGCCAACAGCGGCATAAGCGTCGGAATGATATCCCGACCGAACTGGTCACGATAAATCAATGCCCAGCTGATATTATTTGAGAGTCGGACTTCCAGCTCTCCGATTTTAATTGTCTTTTCCATGTGCATCTCCTAAAAAAGAGACGGACCCGAAGGCCCGCCTCTGTCGTTTGAATTAAGTAGTGCTGAGTACCGGTGCGGTTGGCGATGTGAAAAGCGTCGTATAACCCGCATCGGTCTTTTTAAATGTCGCAAATGTTACACCGGTGGCATTGTCGCCGATACATTTTACTGCTAAGGTCTCCGTGGCAGGTTCCTTCGACTCTTCAATGGTGTTGTATTCGCGAGTGATTGCGCCGAGCGTGCAGTTATATAAGATAACCCTTCTCGAATCTTCATCGCCCTCAACCTGGAATGCGATATAAACATTCGGCTTTGTGGCGTTCTTAACATTCGCGAGACCGCCGTTTGTGAGTGCTCTGTAACCAAGGAAATTGGTTTTGAACTGGTCATCGAACATTGCCACCTCGAGATCACCCTCGATGGAGCCGCCGGAATAACCGGACCAGTAGATGATGTTATCAGCGTAAAAGTCATTATCCTCGCTCTGTTCTTCTGGAGAGAAGCTGACTGCGCCCGCCTGGTGGTACGGAGTGCCGAGCGTCACCGAGGAGCCCGATACCGTATAGTTGCCAACATGCAGATTACTGATACCAAATTCAACCTTATTAGCCATATAGGTATCCCCTTTCTAAACTTGGTAGTAAATAACAAAGACGCCTTCCTCTTCCAGGTAGACGTCTTCTGTCTTTTCGTAAATAAATCCGTTCTGGAGCAGCAGATCCTCGATCGTGGCCTCTGCCGCTTCATCCTTCTGTGTGAAGTAATATTCTATCTGGTACCGGTTGCGGCGCCAGTAGTGTGTATCATCCGCCTGAAACGTGTCCTGACCGTTCCCGACATACACGATATACGGCGGAGCCTTTGGCGCGTTCACTTCCCGGAAATGAGAATAAGCGCACGGCAGGCCGGTTGCCTGCAGCGTCTGAAATATCGTCATAGCCTCGCCTCAATTTCTGTGATCAGTTCTTCCTGAGCATTGTCGGCTGCAGGTTTAATGTGTTTATGAGCAGGTGCCCGTCCATATGTTCCATACTTGTTTCGGATAACGTGTCCGTTCTCCAATAAGTGTGTAAGGCCAGGCATTGATTTGTTATAAACCACAAATGTGTCTGAGTCTAACGCCTTGGAAGTCCAACCGGCTGCATATTCTCCTGATCTGCGCGGAGATGTGCCCTTCAGAGTCCTGCTTAAGTTCTTGGAGACCTTCTTGCAGGCTTCGCGTGAGACATTCTGAACTTTGGTTTCATACTCGTCCATTATGTGTTTGAGCTGAATTTCTACGCTGTTAGCCATTGATCCGTTCCTCGCATATCAGTGAGATCCCGTCTCTCTGAGCCGTCCAGTCCGCTCTTATAACGGTGTATTCCTTGCCGTTGTACCTCAGGACCTTCTGCTCGTTGTAATCTGCCTTATTGGCGATATACAGCGTCAGGGAAGGTTTCAGGCCTAACTGGGAAGCATTGTAAAACTCACTCTGGTATACGCCCCTCGGCTGAACATACACATTGGTCGTTGTCTCTACAATGGCTTCGTTTCCGTACTGGTCATACGTTGCCGCTCCATAAGAGATCAGTGTAGCAATACCGTCATACATTACAGATCACCCCAGTCTGTGTAACCGGTAGCTGTCACAAGCTGTGCCTTCTGCTCGTCATAGGACCTTTTCAGACGGTCAGCATCTTCCGGAAGCCCGAAATGCATCTTACAGTACGTGATTACCGCACGCCCGCATATTTCATCAAGATTGGTTGGCAATTCGACACCAGCGATGCCGAGATCTGCCTTGGCCGCAGCCATAAGATCCGTGAGCTCATCGTCTAAAGATGTAGACGTTACTCTCAGAGCAGCCTTTACTTTTGCTAATGTCAATGCCGCCATAACTCACCTCATTAATCAGGCGGAGCTATTCGCCCCGCCCAGCTTCTTCCTTTTGTGCGAATTGATATGTTTCGAAAAACTCTTTTGTGAATACTGTGCTTCCTACATGCCCGAGATTGATAGTCGGATCGGCAAGTATTTCATAACCACACTGTTTTGCCCTCCAGCAGAAGGCAACGTCTTCGCCGCAGTTTGCGAGCGGCGTGAACATCTGCCCGAATTTGGTATAAACGGATGTGAATACTTCCGTTCTCATCAGAACGCACCCAAACCCGCAGGCTTCAATCTTGAATGGTTCTTCCGGCACCTTAAGATACTCTGTCCATTCGAAAGCGTTCCCTTCTTCGTTCAGCTCCATCGTTCTGAAGATCGTCGGAGTGAACGGAGGATTGCGCCGGTAATAGACACCGGCGACGATATCATGGCCTTCATCGATATGTTTCAGCATCCGGATCAGTGTATCCGGAGGAAAAACCATATCCGAATCAAACCACATGACAAGGTCCGCCTCGTCCTGGATCGCCTTCACCGCAAGCTGTTCTCTACTGGTGTATATCAGTGACCCGAGATTGAACCGGATCGAGATCTGTGTGTCCTCTACGCCGTA